CACAAATTAAAAATAAACTATTTAAAATTCTTGGTAAGACCGCAGCTATCGATACATCATTTGAAATTATCGATGCAGTTAATGTAACAGAAACAAAAGAATAACATGCCTATAGAAATAGCTGGCATCACTGATGCTGATTTAGATACAGCGCTAGCTAATATAAGTGTTTTGCCTCCGCTAGAACAACAGCAGTTGCTTGCTGAATTAAATGAGTTAGAAAAAACTCAAGCAATTGAAAAAAGACAAGGAACATTTTTAGAATTTATTGACCATGTGTATCCAGGTTATAAAGTAGGGAATCATCATCGTAGACTTGCTAAAATATTTGAAGCGATTGCTAACGGCGAAAAGAAACGAGTTATTGTTAACATTGCTCCGCGACACGGGAAATCCGAACTCATCTCATATTTGGCACCGGCTTGGTTTTTGGGTAAGTACCCGCACAAGAAGATTATTATGGCATCTCATACAGCTGACCTTGCAGTTAACTTTGGAAGACGTGTTCGTAATCTTGTGGGTAGTGATGCTTATAAAGATGTTTTTCCCGACGTAGAACTACAAGCAGATAGTAAGTCTGCAAGTAGATGGGGAACAAATCATAATGGAGAATATTTTGCTATTGGTGTTGGTGGTGCCCTCGCTGGTCGCGGGGCTGATTTGTTTATCATTGATGATCCACACTCCGAGCAAGACGCCAAATTGGGACGAGCGGATGTTTTTCTGCCTGCTTGGGAGTGGTTTCAGTCTGGTCCAATTCAACGTCTTATGCCGGGCGGTGCGATTATTGTGGTAATGACTAGGTGGTCTAAGCTAGACTTGACCGGCCAAATAGTTAACCAAATGATAAAGCAAGACGGAGTTGATGATTGGGAAGTCGTTGAATTTCCAGCGATTATTGAAGACAAAGAAGGTAACGAAGCTTCACTTTGGCCTGAGTTTTGGCCACTAGAAGAATTACAAGCAAAGAAAGCAGCACTAGATGTACGATACTGGAACGCGCAATACTTACAGAACCCAGTCTCAGAAGAAGGCGCACTCATAAAACGTGAGTGGTGGAATATATGGGAGAGTGAAGATCCACCAAGTTGCGAATTTACCATCATGTCTCTTGATGCTGCACAAGAAGCTAACAATAGAGCAGATTATAATTCGTTAACTACGTGGGGAGTCTTTTTTAACGAAGAGACAGATAATTATAATATAATACTGCTAAATGCAATTAAGAAACGATTAGAGTTTCCGGAACTCAAAGAACTTGTTCTAGAAGAATATAAAGATTGGGAACCCGACGCACTTATAGTAGAAAAGAAATCTAACGGAGCTGCTCTCTATCAGGAGATGAGGAGAATGGGTATTCCGCTAGGGGAGTTTACACCTGGAAAAGGTCAAGATAAGATTAGCCGCGTTAACTCCGTGGCAGATCTCTTTAGATCTGGTATAGTGTGGGCTCCAGATAAAAGATGGGCGCATGAGTTAGTTGAAGAATGTAATGACTTCCCATCAGGTGCTAACGATGACCAAGTGGACTCAACCACTATGGCGTTAATGAGATTTAGGCAAGGTGGGTTCATAAGATTACCTAATGATGAACCTGAAGATATACCAGGATTTAGAAGTTCTCGAAACAGATTATATGCAATATAAGGATAAAATATGGCAATTAACGTAGATAAAAGTTTATCACAAGCTCCTCAGGGCTTAGAAGAATTAGCAAAGAGTGAGCCTGATTTAAGTATTGAAATTGAAAATCCAGAGAGCGTTACTTTAGATGATGGCAGCATGGAGATAACCATTGTGCCTGGTAAAGAAGAAGATGATGAGTTTAATGCAAACTTAGCAGAAGATATGGATGAAGGTCAGTTGACTGAATTGTCAGGTGATTTAATGGGTGAATATGATGCCGATATTAATTCAAGAAAAGATTGGTTAACAACTTATGTAGATGGCTTAGAGTTATTAGGTCTAAAAGTTGAAGACAGAACAGAACCGTGGCCTGGGGCATGCAATGTGTACCACCCCTTAATGACAGAAGCGCTGGTTAAGTTCCAAGCTGAAACTATGATGGAGACATTTCCAGCGGCAGGCCCAGTTAAAACAGTAATCGTTGGTAAGCAAACAAAAGAAAAAGAAGATGCTGCCGAACGTGTAAAAGATGATATGAACTATCAGCTTACAGATATGATGCCTGAGTATAGACCTGAGCATGAACGCATGTTATGGGGACTAGGTTTATCTGGTAATGCCTTCAAGAAAGTTTATTACGATCCTAACATTGAACGTCAAGTATCGATGTATGTCCCTGCTGAAGATATTGTAGTTCCATATGGTGCATCTAATTTAGAAACAGCAGAGCGTGTCACACATGTCATGCGCAAAACAAAAAATGAATTACATAAGTTACAAGTTGCAGGATTCTATAAAGATATTGATTTAGGTGAACCGTACTTAGATATTGATGAGGCTGAAAAGAAAATTGCAGAGAAGTTAGGGTTTAATCCTACAGAGGATGATCGTTATAAAATATTAGAAATGCACGTTAATATTGATTTAGAAAATGGCGATTCCGAAGATGGTATTGCATTACCTTATGTAGTAACAATTGAAAAAGGCACAGGTAATATTTTAGCTATACGTCGTAATTGGAATCCAGACGATAAGTTAAAATCTAAACGTCAACACTTTGTACACTACGGTTACATTCCAGGTTTTGGTTTTTATTGCTTTGGCTTAATTCATTTAATTGGTGCGTTTGCTAAATCAGGCACAATGATTCTTCGTCAGTTAGTTGATGCAGGCACACTATCTAATTTACCAGGCGGACTTAAATCACGCGGTTTAAGAATTAAAGGCGATGACACTCCGATTGCTCCAGGTGAATTTAGAGATGTAGATGTACCATCAGGTGCAATACGCGATAACATTTTACCGTTGCCTTATAAAGAACCAAGTCAAGTTCTTAATCAATTAATGAATCAAATCATTGAAGAAGGTAGACGCTTTGCTTCAGCTGCAGATATGAAAGTATCTGACATGAGTGCTAACTCACCAGTAGGCACAACTCTTGCAATATTAGAAAGAACATTGAAAGTAATGAGCGCAGTTCAAGCTCGTATTTACTATGCAATGAAACAAGAGTTTAAATTACTAAAAGGTATTATTCGTGACTACACTCCTACAGAGTATAGCTATGAACCAGAAGTAGGTGATAGACGTGCTAAACAATCGGATTATGATAATGTAGATGTTATACCGGTTTCAGATCCAAACGCTGCTACGATGTCTCAAAAAGTTGTACAGTATCAAGCAGTTATGCAAATGGCTCAAGCTAATCCACAAATATATGATCAAGTAGAACTAAATAAACAAATGTTAGAAGTACTAGGGGTTAAGAATATAGGTAAACTTATACCAAGTGCTGATGATCAAAAACCAAAAGATCCTGTATCAGAAAATATGAATATTATTAATGGTAAACCTGTTAAAGCATTTATGTATCAAGATCATGAATCGCACATTAAAGTACATATGACTGCTATGCAAGACCCTAAGATTGCACAACTCATAGGTCAAAATCCTCAAGCTCAAGTAATACAAGCAGCTGCAATGGCTCATATTAATGAACACATTGCCTTTGCTTACAGACAACAAATAGAAAAACAATTAGGAGCATCTCTTCCCGCTCCTGATGATACTTTACCTGAAACAGTTGAAGTTGAATTATCTAAACTTACAGCTCAAGCTGCTGAACAATTATTACAGCTTAATCAAAAAGAAACTGCTCAACAACAAGCGCAACAACAAGCTCAAGATCCGTTAATTCAAATGCAACAACAAGAGTTAGCAATTAAACAGCAAGAAGTTCAAATCAAAGCACAAAAATCTCAAGCAGATATTGAATTAGATAAAGCAAGATTAATGCTGGATAAAGAAAAAATTGACTCTCAAGAAAGAATTGAAGGCGCTAAACTTGGAGCTAAATCTGCATTTGATAAAGATAAATTAGAAGCTGATCAGAATGCTCGTGGAGTAGAAATAGGATTAAAACTTTCTGAAAAAGAACAATCACAAGAACAGGATACACAATTAACTGAGGAGTAATCAAATGGACCAAACGCTAGAGCTATTATTGTCTCGAATAGATGATCAGCGCAAAACAGTATTAATAAATTTAGGAGACGGAGCAGCAAAAGATTTTGCTTCGTATTCAAATATGGTCGGATATGTACGAGGTCTATCCGTCGCAGAAAGTATAATTAAAGACCTTGCACAAAGAATGGAGACATTTGAAGATGAGTGAACATATACTCACAATGAATAAGAATATAGTTGATGCAAGTGGTCGACCAGTTCATATTCCAAGCGTAGATGAAGTAAAAGTAGAAGAGATACCGATTGAAGAACGTGGTTTACAGTTACCTGAGCCTAAAGGATACAAGATACTTTGTGCAATTCCCGATGCGGCAGAAACATATAAAGGCGGTATTGTAAAAGCAGATTCAACTAGAACTATAGAAGAACATTCAACTGTAGTTTTATTTGTAGTAAAAGTAGGTGACTTAGCTTATAAAGATGAGGCTAGATTTCCTACAGGTCCATGGTGTAAAGAGGGTGATTTTGTTTTGACACGTGCATACGCAGGTACAAGATTTAAAATCCACGGAAGAGAATTCCGCATTATTAACGACGATACGGTTGAGGGGGTTGTTGCAGATCCTCGAGGCTATACTCGCGCATAAGGAGTAATATATGGCTGATGTAAAAGATGACGATATTGTATTTGAATATCCAGACGATGATGAAATACCAGGCAGTAAGTTACCTGAAGAAAAAGAAAAAAATGAAGTTAAAGTAGAAACAAAAGCAGACGATATTGATCTTGAAATTACAGAAGACGATATTCCCGTTGCTGATAGAGGTAAAGAACCTTTACCTAAAGAAAAAGTCGAAGAGCTAGAAAATGACACACTAGAAGATTATTCTGAACGTGTTAAACAACGTATGGCTCAGCTTAAAAAAGTTTGGCATGACGAAAGACGTGCTAAAGAAGCAGCTGATCGTGAACGTCAAGAAGCAATTAAATATGCACAACAAGTTGCTGATGAAAATAAAAAACTTAAATCTTCTTTAAGCTCTGGAGAAGAAGAATATGTAAAAGTAGTTGGTAATGCATTAGAACAACAGCTTACTGTGGCTAAACGAGATTATCGTGAAGCCTATGATTTAGGCGATTCTGAAAAGATTATAGAAGCTCAGACTAAGATGAATGATGCTCAAATGCGTTTATCTCAATTACAGCAATATAGACCTCAGTTTAAAAATGCTGGACAAGATCCAGAAAACCCTGTATATATACAACAAAATGAACAAGCTTCATTTAAACCAGACTCTAAAGCTACGGCTTGGCAAGAAAAAAATGATTGGTTTGGTAAAGATGAAGAAATGACAAGCCTTGCATTAGGCTTACATGAAAAATTAGTTAGAAGTGGGATCAGTCCTACCTCTGACGAATATTACCGTCGTATTGATAGTACGATGCAGAAACGATTCCCAGAAAACTTTGGGGATGCAACGCTAGACGAGGACCAACCCGCCCAGCGCACTAAACCTTCGACTGTAGTTGCTCCGGCAACGCGTAGTACCGCGCCTAAAAAAGTACGATTGACGAAGACACAAGTAGCGTTAGCCAAGAAATTTGGTCTAACACCGGAGCAATATGCAAGAGAAACTTTAAAATTGGAGAACGCAAATGGATAATACAAGATTAGATCGTGAACAAGATACAAGAAATGATTTTCAACGTGCAGACAGCTGGAAACCTGCCTCCCTATTACCTGAATTTAAAAAGGTACCAGGTTGGGCATACCGTTGGATTCGTACAAGTGTCATGAACGAAGCTGATAATCTAAACGTTTCTTCAAAAATGCGTGAAGGATGGGAACCCGTTAAATTAGCGGACCACCCTGAAATGAAGTTAATGGTCGACCAAAACAGCCGTTTTAAAGATGGTATTGAAATTGGCGGCTTATTACTTTGCAAGATCCCCGAAGAGTTTGTTGCACAACGTAAGGCTCATTATGCTACACAAGCAAAACAACAAGCCGATGCAGTTGACAACAACTTTTTAAAACAAAGTGATGCACGTATGCCTCTTTTCTCAGAGAAGAAATCTACGACATCCTTTGGTAAAGGTAATTAATATAAATATTTAAAGGAGATAATTATGGCGTATCCAACCATATCTGCTCCGTACGGCCTAAAACCTGTCAATTTAATTGGCGGTCAGGTCTTTGCGGGGTCAACTCGCTTAATGGAAATTGCAAGTGGCTATGCTACAAACATTTTCTATGGCGATTTAGTAAAACGT